AATATTGTAAACCTTTATTATATAAATAGATACAAATTCTTTAAAAGGACTTAATATGGCAGCTCCAGCATCAAGACAAGGATTCATCGATTATTGTCTTCGTAGACTTGGCGATCCAGTTATTGAAATAAACGTGGACGACGATCAATTAGAAGAACGAGTAGACGATGCCCTGCAAGTGTATCAAGAATTTCATTCAGATGCAACCATTAAAACTTATCTTAAACACCAGGTAACTCAGACTGATGTAGACAATGGTTACATTCCTATCTCATCTAATATTATATATGTATCTCGGTTATTACCGATCAATTCTTCATTTGGATCTTCGCGTAATTTCTTTGATATAAAATATCAATTGATGTTAAATGATATTGCTGATATGCAAAACTTTGCAGGTGACTTAGCTTACTATGAACAGTTACAACAATATCTATCGTTGCTAGATATGAAACTAAACGGTCATCCACAAGTAGAATTTGCTAGACGACAAGACAGGCTTTATATACACGGATCGTTTGCTGATCAAGAAATAAAAGCCAATGAATTTGTTGTTGCCGAGATATATCAAATAGTAGATCCAGATACTCATACAAGTGTGTATGATGATATGTGGTTAAAAGAATATGGAACTGCTCTTATAAAACAGCAATGGGGTGCAAACCTAATTAAATTCGAAGGAATGCAATTACCAGGTGGCGTTACACTAAATGGTCGACAAATATTTGAAGATGCTTTAGGAGAAATAACACAACTCAGAGAACGAATTAGATTAGAACATGAACTTCCCCCTAACTTTTTTGTAGGTTAATATGGCACGCAATATATACTTCTCTGACAAAGTTCGATCAGAACAAACGTTATATGAGAATATTATTATAGAATCGTTAAAGATGTTTGGACAAGATGTCTATTATCTTCCACGAACTATTGTAAATGAAAATAGAGTATTTGGAGAAGACGTCGCCTCACAATTTAGTAACTCTTATAAGATTGAGATGTACATTGAAAACACAGAAGGATTCGAAGGAGAAGGAGATCTCTTCACTAAGTTCGGTGTTGAGATACGAGATGAAGCTACTTTTATCGTCGCTCGCAAACGTTGGAATACTACGGTTGGTCGCGTTGATAACCAAATAGAAGGTGAGAGGCCGAGAGAAGGAGATCTAATATTCCTTCCTCTGTCTAACTCTTTATTTGAAGTCATGCACGTTGAACACGAACAACCATTCTACCAGCTATCCAATTTGCCAACATTTAAAATGCGTTGTCAACTATTTGAATATAGTGATGAGGACCTTGATACTGGTATAGATGAAATAGACGATATAGAAAAAGCATATGCTTATAAATACGTTCTTACTATAGATCAAGGTGAGCCTGCTACAGCTACAGTGGATTTTGAATAATGACAGGTATATCAAATATAAATTTAACAAACAGCGGAACACAATATACTTCTGCTCCTACTGTTACTATATCTGCTCCTACGCTGCCTGCAGGTGATTCTGCAAGAGCATCTGGTACACTTACAGTTGTAGATGGACAAGTAACTAATTTTTCTTTAACTGATAGCGGCGCTTATTATCTTTCTGCTCCTACAGTAGATTTTACAAATGTTTTTAATTTAACTAATTTATCAACTCTTGCAAAGTGGGATTCATTTTCATATCAATTTGGTAAAGATACTACTATTGATTCTGACTATGGACAATATACTAATGTTTTTAATTTTGATAGTTCAGAAGTAGCTTATGGAACTTTATTAAAAACTCATACTGGACAAGTTAGAACAGATAATCTTCTCTTCAATCCTGCTGGAACAAGAATACACTTTTTCTATGGGCAAGCTAGAGGTATTGGTTACTCAGATTTGGATTCTAATAATCCATATGATATTAGCGAATTAGATAGTTTTACAAGGGTTGAAATAGCTGGAACCAGCAATCCTGATTCCGCTGGGAGTAGTAGTAGAGGTCTTGTTACTGGATCAAGTAGAGATATAGCATGGAATGCAGATGGAACTGGAATTATATTTTCAGATGCAAACGATAGTTATAGCTTTGGCGTTGGAACACTTCGACATCATATGTTAAAACAATATACTCTTTCTACGCCATATGATGTAGAAACAATGAGTTATCATCCTACATTTGAATATGATATGCGTGATGATATTATGTCAGCTTTTCCAAGTATACCAGCAAATAATAAAAATAGCCTTGATATTGGTAATTTTCAATGGAATGGTGATGGAACAAAACTTCTATTATATAATGAAGGCAATCAGTCTGGTACAGCTCACTCATACTTAGAGATGGGAGTAAGTACACCTTATGATATAACTTCTACTAAAACTTTTAGTAGCACAGCATATCCTGTTAGAGACATTATTAAAAACAATGGAACAACTACAAATCCAACGATTAAGTGGGTTGGATTTAATGACAGTGGTACAAATTTATATGTTGTTGACGGTAGATCAACCTTTGCTGGTGTATCTGGTAAAGAACGTACATATCGTCTTAATTTAAGTACTTCTTTTGATTTATCAACATTTGCATTTGATAGTGATAATATAATCAACCCATCAGTAATACGGCAAGGTGGACCAGATGGTCCAGTTTATGAACACACATCCGCTAGGAAAATATATTCACCTGGATCTCAAGATTTTTTATCTGGGTCGGCAACATTTGTTAGAACATATGCTATGGGTGGCGCGGCCGCTACTCTTGTAAGAAATACAGATGTTAAATTAGAATTTTGGTTATATCCAGACGATTCCCAAAAAGGAGACTTTTTGAAGTTCAAAGGTATTGGAGATTCTTCAGAACAAGATGGGTCTTTTAACAAAGTTGCAATAAATGGTAAAGGTTTAGATTGGTCTTTTACATCTTCTGATTCTACATCTAGTATGAGTTCACTCAAACTTTTAAAATACGATGAATGGAACTTTGTTCAATTAAGAAAGACACAAAAGGGATCTCTTGATTTACATGAAATATTCATTAATGATTCTGCAGGACAACTTGATTCAGGTGTAGGCACATCAATATCTGCGAGAGAACCTTTTATAAAAGATAAAATTACACTTGTAAACAATTCAGGAATAGTTGGAGTTCATATAGATGCCATTCGTCTTGTAAAAGGAAGCTCTCCAGCTCCTATTATATCTCCACCTGATTCGGATAGAGATCCTGGTGATGGAATAAACTATGATAAATTTCCGGTGATACCTCCACAAATAACTCCAACAATTACTAATAACAGAGTATCAGGTGCTACGATTGTAACTGCTGGCACAAGATTAATATCATCTACGCCAGTGTTTGCAGCTCCTACCGGAACACCTGCAGATTTTGCTGCAACAGCTGAAGCTGTTATAGATTCTAATGGAGTTGTCACGGCACTTAATATTATTGATAGCGGAGACTTTTACACTGCTGCTCCAACAATATCATTGACTGCGCCAGGACAACCCGCACCTGGCCAACCAGTACCTGGATTTATGATAGGAGAAATAGTAAATCAAACTTTAGCCGATGGTACAATTATTAGAGGCGAAGTTGTAAAATGGTCTGACTCAGATAAAAAATTACACTTAGTTCATGTCGGGGGGAACGATGGTAAATTTCATACTTTCTCAACTTCTTCTAATCAGCGTTTAACCGGTTTAACATCTTTAGCTAGTGGTGTAGTTACTGCTATAAATGAAGATAATCAACTAAGCGCAAATGAGCAAAACGATATTTTTGACGGATTAGATTTTATAGACTTTAGTGAAAACAATCCATTTGGAGATCCTGAATAATGTTTGGCAATTATTATTATCATCAACGTATACGCAAAGCGGTTGCCACATTCGGCGCTATGTTTAATGACATATATGTTCTTCGTAAAGATTCAAGTGGTGGGGTTATTAGTACTCAAAAGGTACCATTATCATATGGTCCTAGATCTAAATTTTTAGATAGAATCAGAGAATTTCCGGATCTTCAAACCGATACTAAAGTTGCTATTAAACTTCCTAGACTTTCTTTTGAAATTACAAATATATCATATGATCCAGCAAGACAACTACCAAAAGTAAATAAAACAATTCAACCAGTTCCTGGTTCTATTTTGTCTAGAAATAAAATACAACAAGGCGTTCCTTACATTGTTAGTTTTCAGTTGAGTGCATATGCAAAAAATCAAGATGATGCGTTACAAATTGTAGAACAAGTTATACCATATTTTAATCCACAATATACATTAACAATTCAGCCATTTGATGATTTTGATAATATAAAAGAAGATGTACCTATTATTTTAACTGGCGTAGTACTAAACGATGAATACGAAGGTAATATGGAATCGCGTCGTACTATCATTTATACTATGGATTTTGACATGCATGTTATCTTCCACGGACCGGTAACAAGTAGCGGTATTATACGTTCTGCTATTACAGACGTATTGAATCAAGGTGCTGGCCTAAATGATTCAGACATTCCGTTAGAAAGAATAACAGTAACACCTGATCCGGCTAATGCAAATCCGGATAGCGACTTTGGATTTAACACAGATATATTAGGAATTGACAGTGCGTTATGATGGATTCAAACACAGCAGCAAATGACTTTGAGTATGCTAGGCAGGTATATCACGATCTGTTAGCAAAAGGATCAGAGTCTATGGAAGAAATGATGGAAGTTGCAAGGGCGACTGAACATCCTCGTGCCTTTGAAGTTTTGTCTAATATGATGAAAAACA